TTGATCACCATCAGCAATTTCTACAGAGCCTGTTTCTAAAAAAGCAGTTATGGCAACTATGGCTAATTTTCCTTTTGTGCCAAACATCATAAAACCTAAAATACCCATTTCCCTTATTCCTGCTGGTAAGGCTTGTATTGCATTAATTAAAGAACCTATTGAATTGCTAATTAATCTAAACATGGGTGCTAATAAATCTAATAATGCGGCAGTTCCTAATATTGCTTGTTTTATAAAATTAACAAAACTTTGACCTAATGCTGAAGAAAATTCTTGTAATATTTTACTATTTTTTTCAATTATTTTATTTACAACTACTAAAGAATTTTTAATAAAATCAAAAAATCCAGCTTGATTAGTTTCCATTTTAAACTTAAAGAGTTTATCTCCAAGCATTGATAATGTTCCTGTAAATGTTGCGGCTAATACATCTGTGGCTTTAGAAAATCTACCATCTTCTCCAAATAATTCTTCAAATCTTTTTACGGTTTCTTCAATAGATACTGTTGCACCAGCTTTAAAACCAAGCATGGCTTTAACACCTCTATCTCTAAATAAGTCTGCCGCACCTATACCAGCAGAAAATGATCTTTGAATTTGTTCAGCAGTAGTTCTAAAATCTAATCCTGTAACTGCGGCAACATTACCTGTTATTTTCATAATTTTATTTAGTTCTTTTGCATCTTTAGCAACAACCGCTAAATTTCCTGAACCTTGTGCAATTTCTTCTAGAGAAAAAGGTACTTTTGAAGCAAATGAAATTAAACCTTTAAATGCTTTTTCTCCTTCCTTAACATTACCAAATAAAAAGTTAAATCTTATTCCTAATTCCTCAACATCTCTACCAACTTTTAAAAATGATCTAACAACAAGACCACCACCAATACCTATAAGTGCTGATTGAACTGAAAATATAGATGTTCTTAAATTTGTTAGTCCAGCTTGAATACCTCTAAATGCTGTTCGTGTTTTATCTTTTGCTAATATGTTTAAAACTAAATTTTGTGCCATTATCTGTGCCTTACTTTATTCATTTCTTGTGTATGTTCTTCATTTTCTAATAAAAGATAGCCTAGCCAATGGTTATATTCCCATTCTTCCATTTGTAAAACTTCTTTTAAGGATATTTTTAACCTATCTGCTACAATAAAACAATTCTTAAGTTGAGGCTCAGATTTTAGTTTTTTTTTACCTCTTCAGGATTGATTGCTTTTACCATTTCTGTGGCTATGCGTGAAAGAATATCAGAATCTACTTTGTGCATTAATGCTAATTTATCTTCTAATGTAAATAATTTGTTTCCATCTTTATCTAGTCCTTTCATAATTAAAATATCAGCAAGAATAC